GGATCATTCCCGCGGAGAGAATGAAGAAGCGACGCGCTCACGCTGTACCTCTTTCCCGTCAAGCACTCGCCCTATTGGAGGTAATGCGCCCCCTCAGCGGCCATCGGGAATTCGTCTTCCCATCCGATAGAAGCCCTCGTCTCCCGATCAACAGTCAGACAGCCAACATGGCACTCAAACGCATGGGGTACGGCGGTCAGTTGGTTGCGCATGGGCTTCGCGCTCTGGCGAGCACCACGCTTAACGATGAAGGCTACGATGCAGACCTTATCGAATCAGCGCTCGCACACACGGACAAAAACGAAGTACGCGGCGCCTACAACCGGGCTCAGTATGTGAGCCGTCGTCGACACATGATGCAAGCCTGGTCAGATCACATTGAGAACGCCGCCGCTGGAAATTTGAGCGTGGCTAGCAGAAAGGGTTTACGCATAGTGAGCTAACAAATCACGCGAAGGACAAAGCCGAAAGGCAATTAAACGGGGAATGGCGGTATTAAGGGTACCGCCACCCCCCTGATCACGAATTGGACTTAGAAGGAGTTCAACGCATGACTGCGGCTCATTGTAAGACAAACCACGCCCAACCCCGCAGTCCGCTATCGCTTCGAGACATCACTCCCGCGCTAACCGAGACCTCTCAAGACTACCGCCGACAACGCTCCATCAAAGCGTTGCTTCTGCTGCTGCAGATTCGACTCTCTAGTTATTGGGTGGATCCTATATTTCCACCGCTCTTCAAAAACCTTTCGCTCGCTAAACGCGCCCAAAAAAAACCGATACGCAGGCCAAAAAGTCTGCATGAACAGCTTCACATTGTTATGGAATGCTCATTACAATAAGGTCTAGCGCAATTCAAATTTACTTAGGAGAAAGCAATATGAGTGAACGCCGCATCATGCGCATGCCAGAAGTTGAAAAGGTCGTGGGATACAAAAGAGCCAGCATTTACAACTTCGTAAACGAAGGCTCTTTCCCAAAGCCGCGCTCGCTTGGACCGCGTGCAGTTGGATGGGACTCTTTGGAGATTCAAGACTGGGTCAACTCCAAACTCGGTAACTCGAAATTACAGGGGAAGAAACGATGAGGGAAAAGCCCCCCACACTGGCCGGTGACAGGGGCTTCTTACTGCGGACGACAAGGATTCTAGCTATCACGCAGTTAACAAGAAACCCCCTTCAATTAATTAGTTCGAGGCCGTCACTGAGCGTCATGCACGAGAGCAGCTCTTCGTGTCCATTTGGACTATGTCGAGCACGTCGTCAACTGAAGGGAACCCATTCAAGGGCGCTACTCGGTCAGGATGATAATGCTTCTTTTTTGCGCGCGCTTAGTGCCACTAGCGCGAGCGCCACCCTGCAGTGCTGGGCCGAACCATATGCGTGATTACTCCAAGATTAGCCCTCAATTCTGGACCGGCAAGACAGGTCGGGCTTTAAAAGGGCAAGGCGTAGAAGCGCTGGTTGTCGGCTTGTATCTGATGACGTGCCAGCACGCGAACATGCTCGGCCTCTACTACCTGAGCAAGGCATACATCGCAGTAGATACAGGACTTGGCGACCAAGGGGCTTCCAAGGGGCTTGCGAGCGCCATCGAAGCGGGCTTTTGCCAATACGACGAAGAAAGCGAAACAGTCTGGGTTATGGAAATGGCCGCTTTTCAAATCGGTAGTCAGCTTGACGCTAAAGATAACCGCTGTCGGGGAGTGCAGAAGGAGTATGACTCCCTGCCAGAAAACCCTTTTCTTTCAGCCTTTTACGAAAAATACCGCGATACTTTCCACTTAACGAATCAGCGCGGCGGGCCAGTTAAAAGCAAAAGCCGCATCCCAGCCCCTTCAAAGCCCCTTGGAAGGGAGGAGGACAACCCCGCAAAACCCCTTCGAAGCCAGGAACAGGAACAGGAACAGGAACAGGAAATTCCAGAGGCTAACGCCTCTGTGCTCGGAACTGCGTCCACTCCCCCTTGCCCTCACCAAGAGATCATTGGGCTGTACCACGAGCTTGTTCCAGTAGGCACACAAGTCAGAGAGTGGACTACGGCAAGAGCTAAAGCTCTACAGGCACGATGGAGAGAAAACCCCGAGCGACGACAGCTCGACTGGTGGAGGAAGTTCTTTGAGTACGTTACCCAATCCGACTTTCTGACCGGTCAGGCGAGTCCCTCCCCTGGTCGTGACCCGTTTGTCGTAAGTCTGGATTGGCTAATCGTGCCCAAGAATTTTGCCAAAGTCCTCGAGGGCCAATACCACCGGAGATCTGCATGAATCCTGCCGAGACCATTTCGACTCTCCGAGTTCCACCGCATAGCCTCGAGGCCGAGCAGTCGGTTATCGGTGCGGTCTTCTCGCGGCCTGAGTGTTTTTCTGAGCTGGAACTCCGCGCAGAGGTGTTCTATCGACGTGCGCACAAGTTGATTTGGGCATCCATGCAGGCGGTCCATGCTCAGGGAAGCTGCGTGGACGCAGCAGTGATCTCGGATCGATTGAGGAGCCGAGGAGAATTGACCAACGCGGGCGGCAATGAGTATCTCGCGCAGCTCGCAACGATGGGAACCGGAGCAAACGCGAAGCACTACGCGAATATTGTTCGTGACCGGGCGATTGAGCGCTCACTTATCGAGACCGGATGCAAGATTTCAGAGATGGGCTACAGCGTGGAGGGGCTTTCTGTCTCAGAGCGCGTAGCTGCAGCACAGGCCCTTCTGACCCATCTCGACACCCCAGATGGTGGCGAGCCTGTACAGATAGATTCTTGCCTTCGCGACGCCGTCTTTGAGCTCGAACGTCGACATGAGGCGAAGGGCGAGCTATTGGGCTTGTCTACCGGGTTCGAGGCTCTTGATGCGCGAACACAAGGGTTGTGTGGAGGAGACATGATCCTCCTAGCCGGTCGCCCCTCATCCGGAAAGACGACGCTTGCCATGAACATCGCGACGAACGTTGCTCTCTCAGACAAGCTGGTGATCGTGTTTTCCTTAGAGATGTCCAGCCAGATGCTCACTCTACGCATGCTGTCTGCTTTAGGCCGGATCCCACTAAAACAAGTTCGCTCAGCGGATCTTAGGGATGAGCAGTGGAATTCACTCCTCTCCGCGGTCAACAAGCTTAAAGGCCGAAACCTTTGGCTGGATGAAACGCCGACCATAACTAGCTCACAGATGCTCGCTCGTGCGAATCGAATTGCTCGCAAATTAAACAAGCGGCCCGCCCTGATTGTCATCGACTACCTTCAGCTATTCGATGACCGTGGCGAATCCGTTGAACGGGTGAGCAAGATTAGCCGAAATATAAAACTTGCCGCTAAGGAGTTGGACTGCCCAATCATTGCGCTTTCCCAGCTGAATCGAGTGCTCGAAAGCCGGTCGGACAAGCGGCCGATTCTAGCCGACCTTCGCGACTCCGGTAGTCTCGAACAAGATGCCGACCTGGTATTCATGATCTATCGCGACGAGATCTACAACCCTCAATCGCACCACAAGGGCATAGCAGAGATCCTTTGCCGCAAGTTTCGAAATGGTGAGATCGGAGAGGACTACTTGGCTGCAAATCTGGATGTGAGCCGTTTCGATAACCTGAAAGCTCCTGTTCCCATTCAGAGTTCCCCCCAGAAACGTTCAGGAGGATTTCAATATGAGAACTGAATGGACGGCGGCAAGGCGGAAAGCCATGAAACGCAATGCCGCCATCGTTGGGCGCAATAGATTTATGCAGCGCTTTAATGATTGGTTCTCCACCAGATATCCAAATCTCCCGCTGGAAGCGCTGCCAGATTCCTATGAAAGATCCCCTCCCCAAGATCGCGAGCATCCTCCACAAGAAAAAGCTGCCTGATCGCCAATAGATTTATCTGTACCCATCATTCCATTACAGCTGATCTGTGTGTATAGTTAATTTTCAGGATTAGTCCGGACAAATTGCACATGGCAAGACTCTCCAAGGAAGTCAGGATATTTATCGTGCAGCGCAATGCGGGTTACGACAGCCCCTCCGTAGTAGTTGGAGCTGTTAGAAAGCGGTTCGGT